AGTCTGGATCGAAGGGTAGTCGAGGAAGAGCGTCGAACTCGACGCGGCGAATCCCTGCATCGGCATCAGGTCGGAGACGAGGAGGACGCCGTCGCCCGCGTTCAAGGATCCCGCCGTTCCCTTCCCGTCGGTCGGAAGGGTGACGTATCCGGCAGACGGTCGGTCGATCGTCGAAGAACCCGCGACCATCTGACGAATGAGTTCTCGCGTCGCCTTCTCGACGTCGTAGTCCTCGACCGTCGTATCGTCGTCGACCATCTCGATCAGCGTCGCCTGAGCGTCCGACCTGAGATCCTGCACGATCCGACCGGCTTCGTCGATACGACGCTCGATCGAGTTCGTGATCGTCTTCGTCATATCACGGTCGGCGTCGGAGTAGTTCGACATCGTGTCTTCGTACTCGGATCGGAGCGTGGTCTGATGACCGCGTACCGAGATCGCGAAGTCGAAGAGACGACCGAGTCGAGCGAAGACGGATGAGAAGGTCACGGCCATATCACGGTTTCCTTGTCGGGAGAATCTGGTTCAGCCTCGCGCGACGCTCGCCGCATCGACACGACTTCGGAGCGAGACGATCCGCTCCGAGTCTCGAAAGTCCGCGAGCGATGACGTCGCCCGCTCCCCGGATCTCGCCATCGTACGCCGGGCAGATACCGCAGTCCTCCGGTCGAGGCTTACCGCCGAAGAGTTCCAACTTGCATCGTTTCTCGACGAGATGACGGCAGGTCATAGCGGAGGCTCCTCGGCGTAGAAGACGACGTCGGAGATCGACCACGATACGTCGGCGTCGTAGGACAACGTGCTGCCGTCGGGATTCGTCGTGGTCAGCGAGTACGATCCGGGAATGAAGGCGTCGCAGTCGGAAAATGTGCCGGTTGCGATCTGAGATCCTACCCAGCCTCCGCGAGCATACGCGAGCGTTCCGTCGTCGCAGGGATCTTCCTCGTCTCCGATCGTGCGGAGTTCGACCGAAGAACCTCTCCCGGCTGCTAGGGTGTCGATTCCCTCGTTTCCTGATCCGTCGAGGTACGGAACGTTGATGTTGAATGATGCATCCATTCCGTATTCGTTTCGACCGAGAGAAACCGAACACGGTCCGCCCATCGGCGGCTGGAACCATTGAAGACCGAATCCGTGTCGAATCGAGCCGCTGAGTTCTACCGGTCTCGAATCGTCGAAGGTTCGCGTCTGCGGAGGGAACGGAGTTCGGTCTCGGAACATGCTGTATTCGATATCCGGCGTCGGCTGCTCGATCGGGATGTTCGCGAACTGCGTCGCGAATCTGCCAACCGAGTTCAAGTATCGAAGACGCATCGTCCCGGACGCGGAGAAGTCGTAGAAGTCGCCGCGACTATTCGACGAGACGATCGAGAACGAGTATCCGAACGTCGCCCACGCATCGCAGACCGGTTCGGGATCGACCGAGCAGCAGCAGGCGGCGAGGTACGAAGTCACCCGCCGTACTCCTCGCCGTAGATAAAGCAGCAGATGTGGTCGGCGTCGTCCGCGTAGGCGAAGAGCCGATCGCCGGGTTCGAGGTAGATCCTCTGATCGACGAGGCGAAACGCCGTACTCGCACTGACCGTGTGATTCCGAACGAGATGGAACTCTTCGGCGATCTCCTCGGCGGCGGGAACGTGGTAGAGATCCACGTTCGTATTTCCTGCCGTGAAGTTCACGAAGTGGATCGAGTCGATCGTGATCCGTCGACTCGCATCGCACCGGAGGATCTCGACCGCGTTCGTCGCGAGCGTTCCGATCGGCCATCGCTTCTTCATCATGCACACTCCACGTCGAGTCGAGGCGGCAGAGCGACGTAGCCGATCCGCTGCCCGGTTGCGAGTTCTTTCAGTGTCCCTCGGAAGACCGTACCCTCCGCGAGCGGTCGAGGCGTCAGGATCGCGCCGGTCGATACGGACGGGATGTTCGGGTTCGCGAGTCCGAAGTCGTAGAAGACGAAGACCTCCGATCCCTTCGCGAGTCGAACTTCGTTCCCGGCTACCGTCGGAGTCAGGCTTCGAGCGGTGTAGATGAAGCAGTCGACCGAACCGGAAGAGTCGGAGAACGGTACGGAGCCGCCGTCGCCGATCACCGCTTCGAGCAGGTAGAGATCGGAGAACGCGGGACCGGCTCCCGTCGTACCCGCGACGAGCGGAACGAGAACGTATCGGCGTCGACCGTCCAGCGAACGACGAACGAAGCAGAACGCGAATCCCTCCTCGAAGTCGGCGACCGAGATCGCGTACGTCTCCGACTCCTCTCCCTTCTCGTCGAGGACCGTACCGCCTCGCGTGACGACGTCGAGTTCGATCTCTTCCCAGTCGTCCTCGGTGTAGTTCGCGACCGTCTCGGTCGGGTTGTCCTTGTCGACGTTCCGAACCGCGATCTCTCTCCAGTCGTATCGGTCGGGATAGTCGACGCTGCTCGTCTTCTTCGCGTAGACGAGGAGAGCCGATTCCTTCGCGTCGGCTTCGTCGCCTCGCGTCACGCCGACCGTCTCGATCAACGGCTTCAGAGCGTCGAGTCGACGCATCATCTCGTTCACTTGAGCGAACGAGATCGGACCGAGCGAGCCGCCGGTGAAGCGAGGGAGATCCGTCACGGAGAGAGCATCCGGAACTGGAGATTCACGCTCGCCGTGTTCGCTCTCGCGAAGACGTTCGCGTTCGAGAGACGACCGAGCGAGAACTCGCCCGCGAGCAGTTTCAGCATCGGGTAGAAGGTTCCGGACGCCGTATCGTCAGACGTCAGACCGATCTCGACGTAGTTCGTCGCGTCGGTGTTCCGGAAGAAATAGACGCCGCCGTTCGCGGTGTCTCCCTTCGTGATGACCTCGACCGCCGTACCGACGTCGAGGATTCCTCCGGATCCCTTCGCGTCCGCGAGGTCGATCGAGACCGATCCCGGATTGAAGGACTCCGCGAGGTTCGTGTCGCTGATCGTGAGCGAGCCGCCCATTCTGATTTCGTTCGCCATCGGTGTATCCTAGAAGTTCGACGATAGTTGGTTCAGGTTCTTCGTAGTCATGAACGGTTGCACCCAGTAGACGTCGCGAGCGTGACCGTTCTCGATGAACGGCTTCCCGTCCTGATCGACGAGCGGCGACTGCTGGAGATGGAAGTCGGAATCCTCGACGAAAGAATGGGCGACCTGATAGACGTCGACGCCGGTACGTCGAACCGACGCTCCTCGATAGAGAACCGTCCCGATGCCGAATCCTCGAAAGTTCGAGGAGTTCCGACAGAAACGAAAGTCGCGGTATCGGTCGAGGTCCGGCTCGTTCACCGTTTCGGTGATCGTAAATTCTTGGATGTTCCGCTGTATCGAGATCGGAACTCCGGCCTTGTCGATCGCGACTCCTCCGACGTCGTCCTCGTCCGTCGCCGGAGTTCCCTCCGTCGGGTACGTGATGCCGGGACCGCGACGGTACGCCGTCACGAACTCGGCGCGGATCTCCGCCGACTCTTCGACATAGGTCACCTCGTTCGGAAGAACCTCCGGAGGACCGATCTCGATCGTCGGATCCGTCGCGATCTCCGGACTTCCCGCGCTCGTCTGCTCGTACGTCCACTCGAATCGCCATAGGTCCGTATGACCGGAGACGAGCGAGGCGTTGAAGTCGCGAGCGACGAGACCGGGGAAGTCGGGATGTCGCTCGAACTTCCTCGGTAGTCCGAGCGTTCCGATGACGGCGTAGAGGTCCGCCGGGTTCGAGACGCCGGAGACGTGGAAGAGACGTCGAGCGGATCCGCGACCTCCGGAGGTCGAGAGCGATCGGGACTCCATGAACTCGGTGACGGTCGCGGTCATACCAACCCGGCTCCTATTCCTGCGGTGTTCCGAACGATCTCCGCGAGAAGTTCCTTCGACGCCGTCGAGATCTTCGTGAGGAGTTTCGCTTCGTTGAGTTGAGCAGAGACGCCCGCCGTGAACGAGCCGCCCGCCGTCGAGAACGTAGCGGTCGCCCGCGACACGTTCTTCTGGGCTTCGGCTCTCGCCTTCGCGACTTCCTGTTCCGCCTGCTCGATCTTCTTCGCGATCGCGAGCCGCTCTTCGTCACGCTTCAGTCGAGCCTCGTCCTTCTTCTTCTGCTCCTCCGCGAGTTCGAGCATGAACTGATGGTGCGACTCCGCCTCCGCGTCGAGTTCGGCCTGACGCTTCGCGGCGAACTCCGCCTCCTTCGCGAGATCCGCTTCCGCCTGCGTCGCCTTGACCTGCTTCAGTTTCTGCTCGACGATCTTTCTCTGGAGGTGGAGCGTCTCTTCCGCCGCCTCGATCGCTCGACGTCGGTCCTCGTTGATCTGCTTCTCTCGCTTCCTCTGCTCCTCGAACGTGAGGTCGTCCGCTTCGAGAGCCTCGTGCCGAGCCATTCTCTCTTCGTCGATCGCGAGGAGTTTCGCTCGGTGCGTCGCTTCTAGCCTCTGCATCTCGCGGTCGAAGTTGAACTCGGCGATCGTCGCTTCGTCCGTACCGAGAAGCCTCTGGAGTTCGGCGAACGACGAGATCCGGTCTCCGAGGATTCCGACCGTGACGTCGAGGCTCTTCGCTTCTTCCCGTAGTTCCGCGAGTTTCGCTCTCGCCTTGAACGCCTGCTCCGACGCGTATTCGAGAGCCGTACCGAACTCGGTCATCGAAGTGATCAGAGGACCGATCACGGGGATCGACATTAGAGCCGCCGCCATCGACTCGGTGTCTCCCGCGAACGCGCGAGCCGAAGCCGCTCCGATCTTGAACGCGCCTTCGGCGAGGAAGAGACCGGCGGCGACCTTCGCGATCTTCTCGATCAGAGGAGTGAACGCACCCTCGGAGACCTCGTTCGTCGCCTCTTCCATCTTCTCCGAGGATCGCTCGACCGCTTTCTGTGCGTCCTTCATTCCTCGTTCGAGGTCGTCGATCCTCGCGATCAGTTCGAGTTCGAGTTCAAAGTCCGCCATGAATGCGCCTCATAGATTCCTCGACGTGCGAGCGGTGGTCCGTCGTCCCGCTCCCGGCGGGACTCTCTCTCTTCATCATCCGAACGATCTCGTCCAGATAGCCGTTGAACTCGTCGATCGGGAGTCGCATCGGATTACCGACGCCCGGTAGGTACTTCGCGATCCACGCCGACTCGGCTATCCAGTCGCGTTCGACGGCGAGTCCTTTCCCTCGGCACTCCCTTCGGTCGACTCTCCGAGTTCGACGCCGATGCACGCGAGCGCGAGACGAGAGATCTCGTCGGGAGCGATCGAGCCGAACCGATCCGGGAACTCTCCTCCCATCGCCTCCGCGATGATCTCGACCGCTCCCTCCGTAGAGAACGCCGCTCGAACGATGCCGCTCGACAGACCGCTCTCCTTGCGATGCTCGCGAAGCCGTTCGAGTCGCTCGTCGGGTTCGACGCCTGCGTCCGTCAGGTCGGCGACGAGATCGAGGCGGTCCCGCTCGAAGCGTCGGGTCGCGATGTCGATGATCTGCTGGACTCGTAGCCGAGGAACGAGCGTCGTCTCGCCTCCGACCGTGATCGGGATCGGGTTCATCCGTTGCTTCCTTTCTGGATCATGCCGAACCCGGCGACCTTCGTCGTCGGCTCGACTCTCTCGGCTTGCGTCTCCTTCAGGACCGACGCGTCGAAGATCTTCGCGTGACGCATCGCTCGATCGACGGCGGTCGACTCGTCGATCCTTCCGGGAGAGACGCGAACGACCTTCTCGGTCCCGTCGAGGAAGACGAAGCGAACCCGCCAGTCCTTCGACGACGGTCGCAGGATTCCCTGCGAGATTAGATCCTCCTTCCCTCGGATCATGGCGTCTCATCCCACGCCGTCGTCGGACCGGCAGAGTCGTTCATCTCGAAGTTGAACGTCACCGTCGAGTCGCCGTCGTTCGTCACGCCGAAGGCGTATGAGGAGAAGACCGCCGCGAAGTTGATCGTGCAGAGCGGAGCGACCGTCAGCGTGATCTCTCCGCCTGCTCGGTCGTCGAGCGTCGTCCCGGCTGCGGCGTGCTTGATCGGCGAGAAGCCGTTGTCGGTTCCGGTATCGGCTCCGTCCCAGTAGGTCGGCATTCCTCCGGCGGATCCGGTGACGTCGAGGACGTTCGACGCGCGGCGGTTGTGGACGCTCGCGCCGTACCCGGTCGTGACCGAGGTCGTTCGCGTCATGGTCGCGGACCACGTATTCAGCGTCGCGTTGAACCCGGACGGTAGGGAGACGGCACCGTCGGAGCCGATAGCGTAGTTCGACATGGATCAGACCTCGTACCAAGTGAAGACGGGAGCCGCCGTCGAGGCGACTTCGAAGTTGAACGTCACGGTCGCGTCGCCGTCCTGCGTCGAAGCGAACGCGACGGAACCGAAGACCGCGTCGAACGCGATCGAGCAGTCGGCGGTCCCTCCGATATCATTCCAGCCGAGAACGATATTCCCGCCTGCGGCACTTCCGTCGATGCCGACCGCGCTCGTCGTCGCCGCGTTATATTCGGGAACGCCTCCGGCGGATCCGGTGATGTCGACGACGGCGGACGCGACTCGACTCGCGCCCGAATCACCGAAGCCGGTCACGACCGAGGTCGTCCGCGAGATCGTCGCCGACCACGTATTCAGTTGAGCCTTGTACCCGGTCGGCATCGTCACCGATCCGTCCGATCCGATCGCTGTAGTCGTTCCCATAGTTCGATCCCGTCAGGTAGTGAGATGCGCGACCATCTCGAAGGTCGTATCGGTTCGGAACGCCTCTCCGTCGAGTTCCGGAACGCCTCGCGTCACGTTCCGAATATACCCTCGATCGTGGTTCGTCACCGTCGTACTGGTCTGATCCAGCAAGTCGAAGACGAGTTCCTCGGTGTCTACTATCGAATCGGCTCCCGACTCCGACTTCGCGAAGACCGAGACCGTGAACCCGGCGGTCTGCTTGACGACGCCGCCGAAGAACCTCTCCGTGTTGACGTTGTCGACCGAGTAGACGACGAGCGGAAGCGTCGTCCTCGCCGGAGCCTCGATCGCGTAGATCCGATCGGATACCGCCGTGCGAAGAGGATTCGTCCCGCTTCCCGCGTCGTAGGTCAGGCGTGCGTAGATCGCTTTCATCAGGTCGACGCTCATCGCTTCACCGCTTTCTGCTGGATCGTCGATCGGATCTTCTTCGCCGAAGCCGCGAGTCGCTGGTCGATGAACTTCCGCAACTGCGGCGAGCGAACGGTCGGTCCAAGGTAGGGACGAGCCGCGAGGTTCCTCGGTCGATATCCGAACTCCAGAGCGCGAGCATATTTCACGTTAGAGCCGAGACGGAGACGGACGCCGGACTTCGATCGCTTCTCGGTCCGGTTCGTCTTCGTCGTCCACGATCGCCGGAGCGTACCGGTCCGGACGTGTGGCGGCTGTCCCGGCTTGCTCGGATTCGTTCGACCGTCTCCTCGGTTCAGCGTCTTCTTGAGGAGCGACTGCGTGCCGGTCGCGACGTCGTTCACGAGGTCGATCGTCTCCTTCCGATACGCCTTCGTGACGACGCTCGCCTTGAAGTTCGAGGAGATCTTCGCGCGGATGTTCACTGGATCACCTCCTCGACGTCCACGATCGTATAGCAGAGGTGGTCGCTCGCTTCTCGCTCGTCGGGAACGCGGACCGATCGGATCTCCCATTCCGCGCCGCCGTAGTCGACGCGGTCCTCGATGTTGATCCTCCCATCCTGATCGTGGAGGAGGTACATCGTCGCCGTCCGCTGTCGTCCCTCGCGTCCCGCCGTCGTCGCGTCCGATCCGCCGCTGATCTGCACCATCGCGTTATAGACGCCGACGACGCTCGTCCACGTTTCGACCGGCGAGCCGACCGCGTCGTTCGCAACGGTTCGACTCTTCACCGTGATCGTCTTCCCGTGCTTCGCGATCAGGCTGTCGATGCTCATCGGATCTCCCGGTACGCTTGGAGTTTCTCCCACCGTGCGGAGAGGAGTTCCGCGACTGCGATCCGACTGTAGTTGTAGTCGCCGAGCGACTCGGATCCGACCGTTCGATCCTGCTTCCGCTCGCGGTAGAGGTCTGCGGCGATCTCGATCGTCGTCAGTTCGAGGTCGCCGGGGATCGTCGCGAACCCGGCGTCGTACTCGACGAAGACCGGGTGGAAACCGCGAGGGAACCGGTGCATCTCGTGACCGTCCGGCGACGAGTAGGGGAAGCGATCCGTGATCAGATGAACCTCGCCGGTCTGGAAGTCGACTCGGAACTCCGACGCCGTCGTTCCCGGATACGCGATGATCGGATCCGCGTCGATGACGCTGAGACCGGAGAACCGATAGACGCTTCGCGAGTAGGCGTTCGCGAGAAGCGTCGCGGACCAGCCGGAGACGCTCGCGTTGATGTAGGAGACGACGAGAGCCGTCGTCGGGTAGGTCGAGAGCGAGATCGTCGAGGTCGTCGTCGTCCCGTCGCTCGCGACCTTTCGGAGTCGGATCTCCTCTCCGTCGTTCGCGACCGTAGCGAGAACGTCGGTCGATCCGGTATCGCTCGTGATCTTCATCGCAGAACGCGACCCGTATGAGATCGCGTTGATCGAGACGATCGGAGTATTCCGAACCGTCAGCGTCGACTCGCCGTTCGGTTCGCTCCACTCGTAGTACGTTCGCGACTTGAACTTCCGGTCGCAGTATTTCTCGACGACGTCGGTCGCTCGGTCGATCGCGGATTCGAGGATCGCGTCGTCGGTCGACGAGGTGATCCCGATCCAGTCCTTCAGGTTCGAGAGCGAGGTGAGCGCGTAGGTTCCGACCGCCATGACGTCTCCGGGAATCCTTCCCTCGACTGACCGCCGCCCGAAGGCGACGGCCAGCCGATGAAAGGAGGAAGAAAGAAAGAGATCAGATCTTCAGAGCGACGATCGGACCGGCGTTGCTGCCGTCGCCCGCATCGTGGACCTGAATCGCGATCCGCTCCGTACCACGCACCGCGATCTCGTCCTGCTTGAACGCATCGAGACCGGAGTCGCTGAGAGCGATCTCGGTCGCGCGGCGATCGCCGAACTTCGTCGCGAGACTCAGGTCGCCGAAGTAGGCGATCAGATCGTCGGCGGTGTACGACGACGGCATCACCTGAGTGAACTCGACCGGGTATCCGAGGATCGTCGGCTGACCACCCGCGCGGTACTCGGTTCCGGAGAAGCCGTTCGCCGCAACGAAGAGCCGCTCGAAGACAGCGTGGAACACCGACTTGTGCATGTAGAACTTGCAGTTCGGGGTGTCCGCGTACTGCGGGAGGAGAGCCATCAGCGAAGTGACGTCGTCGTTGTCGACGCTACCGAATCCCGTACCGGCGACGTCGTGGATGCCCGCCGCACCGACCGACGATTCGAGACCGGTGAACGGCGCGCCGGTCCCGGTGAATCCCTGCGAGTCTTCGCTGTTCGCGAAGGCGTAGGCGATTTCACCGGCGAGATCGTCGGCGATGTTCACGAACGCGTCTTCCTGAAGTTCGGAGGACACGGTCGTGAGGATCATCGCCTTCTTCGCGGTCATCGTGACCTGAGCGAAGGTCTGAGTCGACTCGGTTCCGGCGGTCGCTTCGCCCGGATAGTAGACCGAGAGAGTCCCGGTCCGCTTCGGGAGGTAGTGAACCTCGGTCGTCATCGGAACGATCTTCGAGTTCCGACGGAAGACGCCGAACTCTTCGCGGAGGTTGATCAGTTCGGTCTCGAACTCATCGGGAACGAGGAAGCCGCCAGCCGAGTTCGTTCCCTCGACGTGCGCCTTCGAGACGATGCCGTGACGGTCGCAGAAGTCGAGCGACTTCCGGCTTCCCATCTGAGCGCGGCACCAGTGGCCGAAGTTCATCGCCTTGTGGACGGCTTCGCCGTTCGAGTCGTCCTTGAAGTGACGCAGTCGACCGTAGGTCTTCGGACGGATGATCGCCGGAGCGGACGCCTTCGCGGTAGTCGCGAGACCCTTCCGGAAGGTCGGACGGAACGCCTTCGGAGCGACCGCCTTCTCCTCTTCCTCGTCCTCTTCGACCGCCTTCTCCTCTTCCTCTTCCGCCATCTCGGCAGCCTTCGGAGCGAGGATCACTTCGAGGTCTTCGGGCTTGACCGGAGTTCCCTCTTCGTCGGTCACCATGACCTTATCGAGATACAGAGCCTTCGCCTGACCGAACCGGGACTCGCCGACCTGATCGGCGAGCGTCTGGAGTTCGGTCTTCAACGCGGTGAGTGTCACCTGTCGCATGTTGATTTCCTTGAACGTGGTTTCGTAGTTGCCTCGACGTTCCCGCCATCGTCCGCCCGGTCCGGCCCTATCGGCCACCCGTCCCGATCGACGCATCGCGTCGCTAGTTATAGACTCGAAAGTCGGTCGATATATCCTCGCTTCGGAACCTCGATCTCGATCGAGTGAGCCGGAGCCTCGTAGGAGAGCCACCGCTCGGCGGCTGCTCGGTCGACCGCACCCTTCCGGACGGCGGAGACGAGAGCCTCGCCGTTCGCCGGGAGCGGAGCGACGGAGACCTCCAGCAGTTTCCACTTCGAGAAGACGTTCCGGACGTTCTCCCCGTAGTCTTCGCGGTCCTTCTGGCTCGCCTTCCGAACGCCGCCCGGAGCAGGGACGAAGCCGACCGAGATACCCTTCACGATTCCCTGCTCGACGAGCGACTCGACGAACTCAGGGAAGTACGAGCCGGAGAAGTCCGACGGTCGCTTCGCGAACTCGATCGTCGCGTCGACCTTTCCCTTCCCTCGCCGAAGTTCGGTCACGCGTCCGATCGGCTGGGCGTAGTCGTGGTTGTAGAAGACGACCGGGTTCGCGTCGAACTCCGTCGCGTCCATCCCTTGCGCGACGAGGACTTCGCCGTCGCGGTCGATCGTCTCGGTCGAGATCGTCGCGTCGATGGAGGGACCAGCCTTCGAGATCGAGGCGTTGAGAGTCTTTCGTTGCATCAGATTCCTTCGATAACTGGAATGAAGTCGCATCGGCAATTCGGGTGGACGATCCCCGGACTGTCGAACTTCGGCGTGAGCGTTCCACCCTTCGCTCCGACGATCGTCTCGCCTCCTCGGACCATCGGAGCATCAACGGCGAGAGCCTTTCCCTTCGACCCGTACTTCTTCTCGACGGCGTCGCAGAACTGGCACGCACCGGGAGCCTTGAGGAACCGCTTCTCGCGAACGGCTCCGGACTCCTTCCAAGCGTCGACCTGTCCCTCGTGGTAGGCGTTCGCCGACTCGGTCCTCGCGATCGTCTCCGCCCGCTTCGGCGAGAGGTCGTAGAGCGACCGAAGACGACCGACCTCGTCCTGAACGGAGAACGTGAGATCGAGACTCCCGACGAACCGCTTCACCGTGTCCTCGACGACCGCCTTCGCGATCAGACCGGCTCGCTTCTCGATCGCCTTCGCCAGAGCCTCGGAGACCGCCGGAGAGCCGACCTTCCCCGCTCCGGCTCCTCGGAGTAGTTCGTTGACGCGAGAGATCCCGGCGGATCCTCCGCCCGCTGCGGCCTGCGAGATCGAGCCGACGAGGTCGTCGAGGATCTTCCCTTCGAGACCGGCGAGGGTCTTCAGGATCCTTCGGACCTCGACGTCGCGACGCCTCTTCTCGTCCTCGCTGCTCTTCACGTTCTTCGCCGGGATCGAAGCGATCTCCCCGTGTTCGAGAGCGGCGACGAGCGTCTTCTGGACTTCGGCGAGTCCTCCCGCGACGATCGAGGCGATCGCCATCGCCGGAGTGGTCTGCTCGTCGTCTCGGATGTCCTCGTCGGCGTCCGGCTCTCCCTGCTCCGCCTTCACGCGAGCGAAGTCGCCCGGCAGACCCTCGATCCCGAGTCGGTACTTCCGGACGGACTTCGGCCACTCGTAGACCTTCAACTCGCCTTCGTCCTTCGGGTCGCTCGGCTTCGCCGGAGCCTTCTCTCGCTCGCCTTCGATCTCCGCGACCTTCCGCTCGGCCCACGCCGCGCCCGCCTCGTCCGGGTTCGCGGGATCGCCTCCCCAGAGGAGCCACGCGACGACGCCCGCCGACGGGTACTCGTCGTGACCCGGCTTCGCGGCGGGAGCGTCGAGGTCGACGCGATGACGCGAGAAGAACGACGCCATCCGGGAGACGGTCTCCGGCGAGAGGTTCGCTCGGTTCTTGATATCGCGAGCGCGAGCGACGCCGACCTCGGTCCCGCCGCGTCCGTGTTCCTCTCGAAGCCGGAGACCGCGTTCCGCGAGAGCCGCCATCTGCTCGGTCGGCTTCAGGTCGACGTCGTCGATCGCCTTCGTCTCGGCTTCGACCATCCGCTCGGCGACCGCTCGCGAGAAGCCGCATCCCTGAAGCATCTTGACCGCCGAGTAGGCGGCGAGCCTCCGACCTCGAACCGACTCTAGCAGATTCGCGGCGAACTCGACGTCCACGCTCGGCTCCTCTTCCTTCGCTTCGGGGATCGCGCTCGCCTCCGGCTCGTCGACCGAGAGCAGTCCGCCGCCCATCGGAGGCGCGCCGCCGAGAGGCTGACCGCCGATCAGCAACTGGTCCGCGAACTCGTTCTCGATCGGCTCTCGCCCCTCTTCGAGCCTCGCTTCGTTCGGCGTGCGCCAGCCGCCCGCGACCGCCGTCTGCCGCTCGGAGAGTTCCATCGCCTGATCTCGCGGCACCGGGTTGTCGTACGCGAGGCAGTAGTCCTCGTCGAGTCCGAAGAGCGGGAGGAGGCTCTGATTCATCTCCTGCTCGTCCATCCGGCAGAGCGGAAGGATCGTTCCCTCTCGCCATGCCGCGAAGCCGGTCGTCGCGCTCGCGAGGTTCGGATCGTTCGCCTTCAGCATCGAGACCGGGACGCCGAAGATCGCGGCGATCTCCTCGACGATCTCCTCGCGACCGGCGAGATCCTTCGGTGGGAAGTTGAGCGGCGTGAACTGGACGTCGCCCGTGACCGTGACGAAGTTCCCGTCCTTCCGCGTCCCTCGAAGCCGGTTCTCGACCTGCGTCTGGAAGCGATCCAACTGGTCGCCGGTAGGCGTTCCCTTCACGACGACGGCGTAGTCGGGTCGCGCCGAGTTCTGGAACGTCGCGAGATCCATCTCGTGCAGAGCCGCGTTCGCGGAGATCACGCCGAACGCCGCTTCGACCTTGCCGAGTCCGTAGTAGAGCGAACCCGGATTCGGTCGACGGAAGTGGACGACCTCGTCGACGTCGAATATCTGCTTATGCTGCGAGTCGACGCCGTAGACGTATCCGCGAATGAACTCCGTCTCGTCCGGAATCACCTCGACGTGCTGCGGTGCAAGCGGCCAGAGTTCTCCGGGGATCCCGGTCGCCTCGTCGATGATCGGGTGGAGGTACGCGTTTCCGGTCAGTTCTCCGTAGAGGATTCGGAGGACCGTCGAGTCGAAGCCGTTCAGGTACGGGTTCGCGGAGGCGAGGACGTCGAGGATCGGGTGATCGAGAACCTCCTGCATCTGGTCGCCGTACATCGCCGCCTTCCGGAGAACGGCGGTCGACGGTCGCTGGTCTCCGTTCCCGTCGCCCATCAGGTACGCCTTGCGACGGCGGTCGATCCCGCGAGACGTAACGCGACGCGACTGGTCCTTCGTCGTGTAGAGCCGAATCGGCATCGACGCGACCGCGTTCGCGTTGATCGACGCGGCGGCGTAGACCCACGAGCGAAACGAGTTGATCCCTCTCTGCTGCGAGAACTCCGGACGCTTCGCTCCGTGCTGACCGGCTCCGACGACGTTCACGCTCGAAGCGAGATACTTGTCCGGCGTGGTCTGCCGCTTGCGGAGGAGTCCGAAGAGATCGCCGATCGGCATGGTCAGAGGATCCTAAAATCGAACCCGGAGCGGGCGGAGGTATCGAGGCATCGGAGAGCCAGAGCCAACGCACAGACGCCGTCGTCGTGCATACCCGACGGAGCCTCGTAGCGAACGCCGGTTCGCGTGTAGATATACTCGAAAGTGTCGCACTCGACGCGTAGCCATCCGTCAGGAATCGAGACCCGACGCGTCTGGAACGCGGACGCGAGTCCTTCCATGATCTGCTGCTTCGACGTCGCGGAGAACTTGAATCCCTCGACGCGAGGCGACTTCCGTTGAAGACCCTCGACGATCGGGTCGCCGACGCCGGTCGAGTCGATCAGGGATGGAGCCTCGCCGAGAAGACCGAGGATCCGACGCTCGGTCTCGGCCCACGGTCCTTGCCACCGTTCGAGCATCGCGACCCTTCCGTCCTTGTCGAGACCGACGACGACCGTCCAGTCGACCGACTTCGCGAGGTCGATCCCGATCGCGACGACCGGGTCCGTCGAGAGCGGCGAGACGCAGGCGGCGATCGAGTCGAGTCCGAACGGGTTCCCGCCGTCGTCCGCCGGGATGCCGAGGAACTCCTGCTCGAAGACGTGCGCCGGGAGTTCCTGCCTCGCCGCCTCGATCTCGCCTTCCGGGATCGTCGGGTTCGTCGTCGTCGGGAGCCGCCACGATCGCCAGCCGCCGTCGCCGATCTGCCCGCGCTCGAAGCACTGGTGGAAGAACGATCGACCCTTCGGAGTACCAAGGAACCACGCGTCGCCTTGCCGGTCCGCGAGCGTCGCCCGGATCGTCTCCTGCCACGCCGGACCGAGGTCGCGGACGATCCCAGCCTCGTCGATGATCACGCGGTCGTAGCGGCGTCCTCGTCCCGCGTCGACCGAGTCGAGAGACCAGAAGTCGATCGAGCCGCCGGAGACGAGATCGAACCGACGCTCGACGCGGTCCGCCTTGACGATCGCGGGCGCGAGGATCTTCTCGACGTCCCTCCACGGATCCGCGAGGTAGCGGTAGGTCGGAGCGAACCAGCCGACCTCGCCACCGTCGATCGCTCGGTCGATCGCGAGTTGGATACCGAGATGAGTCTTCCCGAATCGCCGACCGCATTCGAGGACGTTGAACCGAGCGGACTCGTCGAGGACTCGACGCTGCCCGGCGTGGAGCGCGTCTTCGATTGGTTCGATCGCGATCTTCATCCCGGAAGCGCACGGGTCGGAGTTGCACCGCCCTCTCCGGACTGGACGCCCGGTGCATCGCTGTAAATGCTTCGTGCGCGCTTTGGGAATGGCTGAGACTGCAAAGGTATACGATACTGCTTTGAATTTCCAATCAGTTTCGCATAGCAGTGTTTTCCGCCTGTTGAACGCGATGGCAAAGACCACGCATCATCTTTTCCGATACTGCCGCTTGCTATTGCTCCGCCAATTGTTCGCGGATGAACCCATCGACCTTTGAACAAATATTCTCTACCTCCGTCGTTTTTTCCAAAGTACAAAAATCCGCTTGCTTGATAGATTCCACCGTGATGACCTTGTCCGGTATCGGCATATGAAACCAAGACCATCAATCCGGGATTAGTTCTCGCAACCATTTTCGTTGCGATTGCGATGATTCGAGAGACCGGAGTTTGATGCCTAGCAAGTGCGACTCTAGCCAACTCGGTAATTTGTGTTGATTGACATCGAAAGCGTTTCACGACCGGAGGCATCGGATTAGTAAAAATCACGCATCCGATGAAAGCACCGTTTTCCCAAACACCGATCTTCACAGTCTTGAATTTTGGGATGCATTTTGAATAATGCCATCGCTCACAAGCGTATGTTGCTGCTTTCCCAGAACACCAGTCGAGTTTGAGATCAGGCTTCAAACTCATGTCCGCATTCCGGGCATTTTGTCGGGTTCTTCTCGTCGAGTTTCGATTGCTCGTCTGCCGTGACCGCCGCAAAGTCAGGGATCTTCAGCGAGTCCATTTCTTCGTCGGAGAACGCGAGCAGGTCGCGAGTCTCGTCGTCCATCGAGTCGAGCAGCGAGCGGAGAACCTCGTCGTCCCACTCCGCGAGTTCGGCGGTGCGGTTGTCCGCGATACCGAACGCGGTCGCCTGCGTCTGGTCGAGCGTCGTTCGGACGATCGCGATCTCGGTCCAGCCGAGACGCTTCGCCGCTTCGAGCGTGCCGTTGCCCGCGATGACGACCTCACGCTGATCGACGACGATCGGCTTCTGCTGTCCGAACGCCCGGAGCGAGTCGCGTATCGCGGCGAGGTTGCGTTCGTCGTGCTTCCTCGCGTTCGCCGGGTCCGGCGAGAGCGAGTCGATCGGAACCGTCTCGGTCTGCATGTTCTTCCTTTCGTTTCGGGTTTCGCTAGAGTCGGGTCATACGCTTGTGATGTTCTTCCAAGCCACGGTTGGCGCGGTGTATTGCAAGATTGCATAATCGACGAGCAAGAGGCTTTCCGCTGTCGCATCTCGGTCTCCGTAGACTGCGAGCGTGACATAGGGCGAGCCGGTCCCGGTTGTGAGATCCGCAGTGTAAACCGATGAACCGTCGATAAACATTGTTACAACCCATTTCGTCGAAGCCGAAACGTACTTGTAATGGACCGCAATTCGTCGGAATGTATTGTCGGTCGCTGAAACTGTCGTTGCGGTCATCGTTGGACTACCGCTCGTCCCAGCGTTGTCGTAAACATAGCCACGGTAGTACGTCTGGGATGGCCTTGCATCGATTCCCACCTTTGCGGTATCGCTGTATCCCGCACTAGATTCCGTCGATTGAGTCGTCTCGTCGTTGTTGGCGCGAAACGCTGAAAGCCAAAACTGCGTTTCTCTGGGATCGCCACTGGTGTCGGTCCACGATTGCAACGTGTGCTGGAGCCGAAATTCGACCATCGCTTCATCGCCGTCGGACGGAGAATTTGCGAGAACCTGCGGAACATGAAGCATTGCGCGCTTGTAACTACCAGCCGGGCATGTTCCACGAACGAAACCGCGAAGGTCGTAGCCCGTGTTTTCATACGTTGCCGCGTCTGCCCACGAATCCCAGTAGCCACCAGAACCGCCGAGAACCGAAAATTTAGTTCCGCCTCCGCCCTGTTGGTCGACGAGATCCCCTAGCGATCCGCTCATAAATTCGTCGAAGATGCGGACGTAGGTTGTCGAGGTCGGATCCCATTTCCAGTCGGTCGATCCGCCGCCAGTTCCGGTGATGCCCGTGAGTTGCGAGCCGTCAACCGCCGGGAGTTTCGCAGAGCCGTCGAGGACGACGAGGTTGCCCGCAGACGTCCCGGTGTTCAAGGTCGCCGCCGTACCGAGACCGAGCGTCGTTCTTGCTGTCGCGGCGTCCGCGTCGTCGATTAGCGTTCCACCGAAAGCGGAGACGTCGGTCGATGCGACGAAGTCGGTCGTCGCGGATGCCGCCGCCGTCCCCGCGTCCGTGATGTTCGCGAGCGTATGCGTGTGGAGGTTCGAAGCGTACTGGGTCGAGTCCGTCGTCGCGGCGGTTCCGAGACCGAGCGTCGTACGAGCGGCAGCAGCGTCGGCGTCGTCGACGAGCGTCGCTCCGAAGGTCGAGATCCCGTGGGCCGTCGTGATCGCGTTGTGGGTTGCAATCGAACCGGACGCCTCGAAGTCGCCAGTGGCCGAGGTTGCCGCCGTGCCAAGACCGAGGTTTGTCCGAGCGGTACTCTCGCTGGTGATTTCGCTCAGGTTGTTCGACCCGACCATGTCTCCGGTCCCGGTCCCGACGCCGATCGCTGATCTAGCCGCCGCCTGATCCACCGCCGTGAAGACGTTCGAACCAACCGTCGTCGCTCCGAGGTTCGTTCGAGCGGTCCCCGCGTTCGCTAGATCGGAGAGGTTGTTCGCTGCGACGACGTCGCCGTCGCCCGAACCCGTACCCGCTCCGATCGCGGTTCGGGCGGCGGCGGCATCGGCGGCGGTGAATACCGACTTGCCGACCGTCGTCCCGCCGAGGTTCGTGAGAGCGGTCGCCGACGAGTTGAGGTCGGCTAGGTTCTGCGATCGCTGCGAGAGGTAGTCCGTCAGGCCTGAGTTCGTTATGAACTCCTGCGTATCGTTCGACTCGACGAGATTCTCGAAGTATTGAGGCGTCGTATCCGCCTCGATCGTCGCGTGGTTCTTCACGCCGAGGACGGTTCGCATCGCCGCGCTATTCGCGGAGTTCAGGAGCGACTCGACGTTCGCGGCGAAGAGAGCGGAGACCTCGGTCGAGAGGCTCGACGACGCGGCGGTGATCCGTCCCTGCTGGTCGACGGTGAACTTCCCGACCGCGTACTCGGCGGGAGTGACCGCCGTATTCGCGAGCGAGATGGTCCCGGTAGTCGTCACGGGTCCGCCAGATAGACCGGTCCCGGTATCGACCTGAGTGACCGTGCCGGTCCCGCCTCCGCTCGCGTTCACGGTGATCGTCGTACCGTCGACCGAGGTCGTGACGTTCGTACCGCCGACGACGGAGAGCGTCGAGGAGACCGACGTTCCGGTTCCGCTATCGGCTTCGGGAATGAACGACGCGCCGCTCGGACCGGCTGGACCGGTCGCCGCGACGGTAACGATCGTTCCGTCGTTGCTGACCGATACCTCGTACGGAGTCGTGGACGTGGTCATCGTGTGACCTCCGGAGTGATTCGATACGAGCCTTCGAGGATTCGATAGACGCTCGACCCGTTCACGAGTTCGAGGTCGTAGACGCCGGAGGACGGAGCGTCGAACGCGGCGGTCGCCGTCGCTTCCATGCGAACGACGATGTTCGGGCTGCTCGATCCGAGCGTGATCCCGCTCGAACTCGTCAGGTCGAAAATCTTCGCGGAGTCGTCGTGGTTCGTTCGTCCCTGCATCCGAGCCGACCACCCGGACGAGAGGTCCGCAACGGCGGCGTAGTTCACGGAGAGCGAGAACGTCGCTCCCTGCTGGATCGTCAGAAGGTTGCCGCCTTCAGTCAGTTGGAATCCCGCCATCGTCGTCGGTCTCCGCTTCGTCGTGGTTGATTCGTCGAGACATCCTCTCGATGAAGACTGTCGAATCTTGTTCGATCTGCTGCTTCACCGGTCCGTCGAGGCGGTCGATGATCTCCTTCCAGAACCGGAAGTCGCCTTCGCCTGCGAGACGAAGAGCGACGGTCGCGAGCGCGTCGACGAGCGAGCGTCCGTCCTCTTCGCGATACGACTCCTCGATCCTCCGGACGATCGCGGACTTCAGCGAGGGAACCTTCGTCCCCGGCTTCCGTCCCGGTCCTCCCTTGTTGCCGGGTCCGAACCGTCCCGCCTCGTCTCTCTGGTATTCGTCACTCATCGGCGGCGTCCTCTTCTTCCTCTTCGTCCTCCTCCTCTTCGGGATCGAAGCATAGTTCCGAGAAGGCGTACTCGACAAGTCCGCGACACGCGTGGAGGTTTCCCCACGGGTAGGCGAAGGACTCGGTCTGGTTCTTCCGATGCCGCGTGACGCAGATCACGACGGCGTCGGCGTTCGCCTCCTCGATTAGCATCCCGACGGCGTGACGAACCGAGCGGAGGAGTTCGGCGGAGGGTCTGCCGTCCGGGTTCTTCTTCGGCTTCATCGAGCCTCCGAGATATCGAGTCGGATTCGTCGGTGGTCGTTCGGTTCGTAGCGTCGCTCGATCGAGAGGCGTAGCCATGCCGCGCCGATCGGCTTCGGCGGCGCGCCTCGTTCGATATGCCAGCCGGAGAGCGGCGAGAACTCGTCCTTGTATCCCGGCGTCGAGAGATGCAGGACGTCGTCGATCCGCGTCGTCCCTCCCGACGTCAGCGAGATCGAGGCGAGTCGGAGGTTCCACGCGTCGTGCGTATGACCGGACCAGACCATATCGGCGTTCGGGAGGTACGACTGACGGCGTCGCGTATTCAGAACGCCGTGGGTCATCGGTCCGCCGCCTCCGTTGCCGTGCGTGTAGTAGAGGATCCGCGAGAGGACGCGACCGTAGACGCGAACGGATAGGCGAATGAACCCGGCGTAGGATCCGACGACGACCGGCGATCCGGAGGAGCGTAGGCGTTCGGCGGTCCGCTCGGTCAGGTCGGTCTCGTGCCGCTTGAGGATCGAGGTCTCGTGGTTCCCCGGCGACATGAAGAGCCAGCGATCGGCGAACGGCTCGTAGAAGTCGGCGGCGCACTCGACGAGCGAGTCGAGGTAGCGACCTTCCCTCTGCTCCGGTCGGCATGCGTCGGTCGATGCTCGCTTGTCCCACTTACCCTGCATCGCGCAGTGGAGGTCGCCGATGTCGAGGATCCCCGCGTTCCGCTCGACCGCCTCGTTCAGATGGAGGAGTTCGAGCCTCTGGTCCGCGTGCGAGTTGTCGTGGTGCGCGTCGGATCGGAGCAGGAAGTCCTGCGACCACCCGTCCCCGTCGGCCTCCATCTCAATCTGGTAGCAGCCGCGTCCGGTCTTCGAGATCTCGGCGTCGAGCGTAGGCATCCGTTCAGTCCCCGATATGTTGACGGCGTAGGAAGGCGGAGGATCCCGTCTCCCGCGTTCTAGCCTCCGGAGGCCCGATCACCCTCCTGAGCGTTCCGGAAGGCTGAGAGACCGTCCTCGACCGCCTTCGCGACCTCTCGACCCTTCAGGAGTCCCGCCCGATACGACTCGTCCCGTTCGATCGCCTCTCGCCGCTTATCGCCGGGACGCTTCAGGAAGAGACCTCCGAGGAGAGCGAGACCGGAACCGAGGATCGCGCCGCCCGGTAGGGTCGAGGCGGCGTCCTGCCCGATCCCGATCCCGGTCTCCGTGAGCGATCGGATTACTCCGGCGATCTCCTGACCTCGGTCGATCTCGTCGGCGAACCGTCGGGACTCTCGCTCGACGTACGCCTGCCAATCTTCCCACGCGGCGGCGGAGTCGGAGACCGAGATCCTCGGCTTCGAGTCGATCGCGGTCGCGACGTCGTCCGGGACGTCGACCTTCACGAGATCCTCGACCTGACACGCGGAGAGCGCGGAGGCGAGGAGGAGGACGCAGATAGACGCGACGATCATCGTCGACGCCTTCCGGTTCGCGGCGAGTGCTTCGCGGATCTTCGTCATCGGGTCGGCTCCAGTCGTGCGATTCGGTTTCGGAGTTCGGCGAGTTGCCGATCCTGATCGTGATTCGTCGCGGTCGACTCGACCGACGCCTTCACGAGATCGGAGGCGATCTCCCGCAGTTCCCCGATCTCCTCGGTGTTCACTTCGAGGCGAGCGTCCTTCCGTCCCATCGTGAGGAAGACACCGGCGACGCCGACGACGAGCGTTCCGAGTTGGAGGCTCTGGAGGACGATCGTCATCGTGCCGCGTCGCGTTTCGTTCATCGGGTGAGTCTGCCGAGTTCGTGTCGAAGGATGTCGAGAAGATCGGACCGCGTCTCCTCGATTCGTTCCTCCAGTTCCGTAGGACTATCGAAAGAGAGCGGAGGGATCCGCTCGATCGCGAGTCGTTCGATCGAGACTCCCTCGATGATCCGTTCCATCATCTCGCGGAGATCGGGTTGCACGGCGTCGAGTAGATCCGCGAGATCGACGACGCTCGCCGGATCGGGTTCTCGGTTCTTCGCCTTCGGGTCGATCGCCTGCGACGCGAGCCATCCTTCGGGACGCTTTCGCATTCCCGAATCCCTGAGAATCCGGTATTCGACGCGACCGGGTAGGAACCGCGAGAGGAACGTCGTCGCGGTCGAGATCGTCGGATCGAACTTCTCGCGGAGCAGGCGATCGGCTTCGATGAACGCGATCGAGCGGATCTCGTCCGCGTCGACTCCGGCGAACTTGCCGGACTTCTTCCAAGCGGTCGCGAGGTTGACGACGTGACCGACGTGATCGTTCACTCGTCGAGAGCGTCGACGATCGTCCTCGCGAACCGTTCGAGATCCTCCGCTCGGATCAGCAGGTTCCACGGTCCCCGGTCCTCTCGCATCGCGACGACCGGGATCGACTCCAACGAGTCCCGCTCCGCCTGTTCCATGAACCGGAGCGAGGCGATCCCGCTCCTTCGCTTCACCTCCCAGTGGATTCCCTCGATGGACGAGTCTACATCGGCGGTTCCGGCGTCGCCGCAGAACTGCTGCGTCCTCCTAGCATCGAATCCGAGCGACCGGAGAAACGCGGCGAACTCTCGCTCGCCTCGCTTCCCTTTCTCGCGGCTGTTCGTCATGCGTCCTCCATCGTCGACTTGATGCTCGCGACTCGTTTCGCCGGTACGCCGTGGACGTTCTCGAAGTCGTTCTCGCATCGAACGACGACGACGGTATATCCGCGCTCCTCGGCGATCGCTCGATATATCGAGATTTCGGATCGCTTCCGGAAGACGTTCGTGACAGCGATCCTCGGCATCGAGCAGATCATCGCCTGCTCGACGCGATCGCGGCACCATCGGTGGGCGAGGTCGAGGAGGTCCGGATCCCAGAACTCCGCGTAGGTCTTCCGGTTCTTGTGCGCCTCGATATCGAACCAGTCGTCCGCCGCGTAGCAGGCTCCCGGTGCGAGGATCAGACCGACGGAACTCTTCCCGCTTCCGGGATGTCCTCGAACGACGAAGAGCGTTCGCCGGGTCTGCTTCCTCTTCGCTTCGCCGTGTAGGCGTTCCGCTTCGTCCTTCTTCGTCATCAGCACTCGCTCCCGTCGATCATCTGGTCCGCCGCGTAGACGAGACCGGTGTAGATCCTCGTCCACGAATCGAGGTCGCTCGACTTTCCCTTGAACGTCGGCGCGACTCGTTCGACCTTCTCGCGAGCGACGAGTAGTCGCTCCGATGACCACGTTCGGATCTCGTCGATCCTCTGGGCGTGTTCCTTCTCGACGACCTGCCGCTCGACCTCGTCCGCGCTCCGGAGCGTCGCTCGTTCGATCTGGACGATCTGGCGGTTCTTCTCGTGACGGTACGCGTCGCCGACGTCGTGGAACTTCGGTTCCTTCCAGCCGGTCGTCTTCCGTACCGCGAGGATCGCTTCGCGGAGAGCCATCTGGTTCACGGTCTCCGGTCCCTTCACCGCGTGCGGCTTGTCGAACGATCGGAACCAGACTTCGCGGGTCATCTCCGCCGTCGGGTTCCAATCCTTCCAGAGACTACGAAGGAGAGTCCAGTTCTCTTCCCACGTCGGAACGCGCGTCTCGGATCTCCTGCTCGATACGAGCGGCGCGAATTTCATCGTCGGTTGGTTCGGGTTCGTTTCCATCGTTCCATCTTTCTTGGTTGAAGTACGTCGAGCCGAGCGGGACGAACTTCAGTTCGCTCTCCCCGGCTTCGATCTTCCGAATGTACGAAGCGGCGTCGTCGCGTGTCTGGTGCGCGATGATCGACGCGGCGTCCTTGAGTTCGATCCCTTGCTTCTTCGCGAGCGATCGGATCGACCGCTCGATCGCGGCAACGCCGACCTTCCTCCCGGACTTCCTGCCCGGAACCCACGCCGACCAGATCAGATCCGACCACGCCGGGTCGAGCCGTACGCGTGCGGGAGAGGTAGAGGCGGAGGAGGAGGAAGAGGTAGAGGCGTAGGAGTAGGAAGTCTCCGCAGTAGGGGAGACCGTAGCCGGGACCGTAGTCTCGACTGTAGTCCCCTCTGTAGTCGCTTCATCGTAGAGCGGAGAGAAGTCCTTCCCGTTCCGGTGCAGCGTCGCCTTGACGTAGCGAGGAGCGTGGTCCGGCCAGTCGTGGACGAGGAGCCTCGCCGGTCCCGCGACCGGATCGACGAGCCTCGACCGGACGAACGCGGCGACGAGGTCGGTCGAGTCTCCCGGCCATTCGAGAGCCGTCGCGATGTCCTCGTCGTCGTGCCGACCGATCTCGCCGGTCGGAGCGTGCTTCCCCGCGAACCGCCAGAGGAGTCCGGCGAGTCCGATCGCGTGCGGCCACGGTACGCCGAGGACGGCGGCGAGCCTTCGGATCTTCGGAGAGGTGTAGGTTCCTTCGAGCATGGCGATCCTTCTAAGCAGAACCCGCCGCCGCGCACAAGGAGCAACAAGGCGCGACGGCGAGTTCCGAGAGAAGTCTTCGCGAGCGACCGGTTGCTCCTCGGTCGCGCGTAGAGTCTAACCGAGAACGCGGAACCGTGCGAGTTCGATCTTCACGATCGGCTCGACGTCTCCCGCGTCTCGCGTCTGCCGAGTTCGACCGCCGAACTCGACGAAGCCGTTCCAGTGCTGGCCGTCGATCCGAGCGAACCGGATCTCGCCGGTCCGATCCTCGACGACGAAGAACGAGGATCCCGCGAGCCGAGCGAAGCGACGGAGCGCGTCGACCTTCCGCAGCGAGAGCATGACGTCGGGATAGTCTCCCCACCTCATCTCGCGCCGCTTGTATTCGATCCACGCGACGACTCCGAAGCCGGGACGGCTGGCGGCGAAGTCGACCTCGTAGGATCGCGGAAGTTTGTCGAGGGTGCAGTTCCATCTTCTCTCGATTCGCTTGGATGCCTCGACCTCGTTCGCGAGCGTCTCGGCGTTCTCGTAGATCGGACGACCCATCAGAACGGGATATCCGAATCGTCGTTCGCTCCGTCGTCGTGCCGACCGTCGTCGAGGTTCTGCGGATCGCCGACGCTCGACTCCTTCGGGTTCGCGGAGATCCCGCAGACGCGCGTCCGGTCGTAGCCGTCCTCGACCTCTACGGTGAGTTCGCGACCGATGAACTTCGCGGGATCGAAGAGCGAGTATCCCGATGAGTCCGTCTCGTGGTACGCCTTCCGAGCGTCGTCGCCGATCGCCTTCGCGAGCCGACCGAACTTCCACGCTCCCTTCTCGTTGATGAACTCGCTGATCTTCGCGGTCCCGTCGACCGTGACGAACTCGACGATCGCTCCGGAGAACTTCGCCGTCGTGACCTCCGGCGAGTACGAGGCGATCCGCATCCGGTACTCGCCCGCCTCCGCGTCCGGGATGTCCTTCGTGTTCGTCGCTTCCGCTTCAGGCTTGAACTTCATGGTGTTTCTTCCTTTCCGATCATCTGATCGAGAGAGTCGATCTCGACGAACACGCGTCCGCCGATCTTCTTCGAGGCGATCTTCCCCGCCTTCGCCCAGTCCCGAATCGTATCGAGACTCGGCTTCCATCCTGTACGCTCTTCGACGAGCGCGGGAACGTCTGCGATCTTCACGGGCTGAGCCATACGAGCATCCTCCGAGTTTGGTCGGCGTCGAGTTCGTCGATCGAGTTCACGCCAGCCTTCTCGATCGCTTTCCGCTTGATCTCTTCGCCGTCCTCGCGAGCGGCGAGGAGGTCTTCGATCTTCTCGTGGTCCGTCTTCTCCGGTCGAGGGATCTCGCTCTCGCCGTGCGCTTCGACGTAGACGGGAGCGCATCCGAGCGCGTCCGGTGCGTGCGTTCGGTATCCCTGCGAGATCGCTCTCGCGAACAGCATCGCCTTCGGGTACTTCTTCCAGTTAGTCCCTCCGAGTCCGGCCTTCTTCGCGTCGTCGAGCGTGAACGTCGTCGTCCCGATCTCCTCTCGATCTCCGGTCGGCATGATCTCGAAGAACGTGATCGAGCAGGAGTCGTCGGTCGAGTCGGCGCGGTAGGTATATTTACCCGACCGCTTGATCGCCGCCGCCATATGGTTCGCTCCGAGTACGACCTTACCCTGAATGATATGGAGGCTCATCGCGTCGTACGGGTTGAGTCCCATCCCGCGACCGACGATCAGTTTCGTCGCGCATTGTGCTGCGTCTCGGTGTTCCGGGAACATCCCGGACGCGGCGAAGATCCTTCCCATTTCGACGAGGTCGGTCTCGCCCGGTGTCGTGTTCGTAGTGAGTTCGGTCGTCATCGGTTCTCCAGTCGCTTGAGTCGTGCGTTGATCTTCGCGAGTTCTTCGTCGAGTCGTAGTCCCGGCTTGCGTTCGCGGTCCTCTCGGTCCTGATTTCGGTACGCTTCGAGTTCCGCGAAGAGAGCGAGCAGGACCGTCATGTCTTCAGCGATGAAGCCGACGCGAGCCTCAGCGATCTTCTTCATCTTGTCGAGTGGCCGGAGTTCAAGGTCTTCCCAGCCGTCGGTGCTTCGGTCGGTCGTCATCGTTCTTCTCCTTCGCCGATCAGGTAGTAGTCGTGAACGTAGAGGGTCGCTCCGAGACGGAGGACTCCGTCGCCCGCGTAGACGAGATCGGCTCCGGTGGCGTTCCGTAGATACGCCTGTATCTGGTGAGGGTCTGAGTATGACGCCGCATCCTTCGCTTCCGTCGTGAGGCAGAGCCGTACCGCGTCGACGGTGATTTCTGTTTCGTTCTGCATGGTCTTCTTCCTTTCTAGAAGAGGGTAAAGGGAGACCGGGAACGTCCCGGTCTCCCCGTTCGGTCATCGGAACGAGACTCGCGTGAGCGTCGAGTCTTCGCGTGCCGGGTAGTAGGAGGACTCCCGCTTCGAGGGATCCGAGATCGAGACGATCTTGATGTCGGTGCCGCTCGTCCCTACTCCGCGAGAGACGACCCGGCAGACGTGCCAGACCTCTCCGAAGAGACGGAGGACGAGGTCGCCGAGTTCGACTTGATACGGTCGAACGAGTTCGCAGTTCTCCGGTCCGTAGCGGACGCGGTTCTCGAACGCGTTCGAGATCCACGTCTCGCGTCCCGCATGGTCGACGTGGAACTGGAAGAGGTTGTCGCTGGGACGACTTCCCTCGGCGATGACCGTCGCTGGGTAGTAGTCGAGACCGGACTCGTGGAAGAGATCGGTGAGCCGCTCTTCGATCTTCTTCGCGTCTTCGAGGCTTCCGCAGAAGACGGTCGCTTCGGTTCGGTCGTGCGTCGTTTCGGTCTTGGTGATCTGCTGCATGTTCGTTGCTCCTTGTTCGGTCGTTCGGTCGTAGGGGAGACCGGGAACGTCCCGGCCTCCCCGCGTTCGGTCAGTCGACGAGAAGGATCTTCATCATCGACTCGTGGTTCGCCTGCATCTTCGCGAGTTCCTTCTCGGCGTTCTCGTAGAGCCAGCATCGGTTCGACCAGCCTTCGCGGCGAGCCTCGCGAGCCTGCTCGACGATGAACTCGCGAGTCTTCTTCCAGCAGGAGAAGGCGTTCATCAGGACTCGGGCGGTCTCTTCTGGGGTCTGCTTGTTCATGGTCGTTGCTCCTTGTTCGGTCGGTCGGTTCGAGGAACGCTTCCCCGATGTCCCAACTATAACCGGACTTTCCCCCAGTGTCTACCCTCTTCCTCGATTTTTCTCGATTTTCTCCGAGGACGGATATCGAGCCGGAAGCCGAGTTCCGCCGCCTTCGAGATGACCGCGTCGAGGTCGCGGCGATACGGGTTCCCCGGCGAGAGCCGGACGACGAGGTCGCCGGGATCGAAGCCGTCGAACCGGGTGGCCGCCGCCCAGAGGCGGCGACCTTCCCGGAGGAGGAGACGGTGGGCGCGAGGAGCAGTCACGATCCCGCCTCCAGTTCGATGGCCTTCTCTTCGAGTTCGAGCGACTCGACGAGAGCCTCGACGATCGCGTCCTCGTCGTCGAGTTCGATCCAGTTCGTCGAGCGGTGCGCGATGATCGGGAGGAAGACCGAGACCATCGCGTCCTCGCGGTCGCGCCTTGTGATCTCGACGATCTCCGCGCTCGCGTCGTCGCTCCACGGTTCGTGACCTGCTCGCTCGACGTCTGCGGTGACGCGAATCTTGAGCCAGTAGATTCCGGGTCCGACCTCGATCCCGTTGTGCTTGTACGCCTTCTCGATGACGAGTTCCTCGTCGAGAGTGAATTCGATGGTCTCGCTCATTGGTCTTCTCCTCCGTATACGTCGCTGTTCGCGTAGCCGTGCGACTCGCCTGCGGCGATGACGATCCCGCCGTCGTTCGCGAGTACGGCGTGAACTCCGCAGATGAGCGGGTACGTCGGCTGGATCGCGATCGAGACCGAGAGGTCGCCGTGTTCTTCTTCGAGTCTTTCAAGTTCTTCGATGAGGGTAGAGATATACATTTTCGTTGCTCCTTGTTCGTAGCGGGTTTCAGGAATTCCAGTTCTGTATCGTCGCGAGAGGCAGTCGGTCCTGCCCGGACGCCTTCGAGTTCCACTCCATGTTGAAGGGTCGGTCGGAGTAGAGCCTGAAGCACGTTTCTTCGCAGTAGAGCGGGTGGCGGAAGCACTCGCGGTTCCCCAGCGAGCGAACCTTGCGTCGAGTCCACGATCCGGTTGAACGGACGGCTCCGTCTTCGATCTCGACGAGCGCGACCTGCACCCAGTCGCCTTTCCTTTCCATGACCTTCACCGCTTGAATGCTGACGGTCTTGTCGCTTCGTCGAACGTTTCCGGTATGGAGGAGGATGTCTCCGGCTTCGATCTTCGTAGTGGTCTGCATCGTCGTTGCTCCTTGTTCGAGTAGGGGAAGGGAGGCGGGTACGTCCCGCCTCCCCGGTTGGTCATCGCTTGAATCGGTCGGAGAAGACCCGGGAGATCGCGACCTTGCTCTTCCAGTTGATCGGGTCGGCGTGGTGGATCTCGGAAGAACCGGCGACGCGGAAGACGAGCCGAACCTCTCCGCAGTCGAGGTAGGAACCGAGGACGGTTCGACCGTTCTCCCACTCGTCGCAGCAGACGATGAAATCGCCTCGCTTGAGATCCTTCGCGAAGACCTTCGGCTGGTCGTCGATCTGATCCCGCGACTTCGCGAAGGAGTACGCCGCCGCCTTCGCCTTCGCGGCGGTGCCGTAGTCGTAGACCTCGAACGCGTGGACCGTGCCGTTTTCGATCTCGACGTCGTAGGCTTCGGTGACGAGTCGGCTGTCGCTCGTCGCGACGCCGAAGCGGTCGCGGTTGTTGAGACCGAGACGCTGCTCGATCTGGGACCCGTTCGCGAGTTCCCAGACGTTTCCGAATTCTCCGTCGCGGTCCTGAATCTTGATGGCGGTCTTCATGGTGCTGCTCCTTGTTCGAGGTCGATCCGGCGGGACGTTCCCGCCTGAGAGGACTATACCCGACGTTCTACTACTTGTCGAGTCCTTCGGGGACTTTCTCCGAAGATTCCTGAAGAAAGTCCCCGCCGCTCGCCGGTCAGATCAGCGTCGAGATCGCGTCGAAGAACTCGGTTCGCTTCAGGAAGACCTTCCACCGCTTCGCCTCCTCGACGGCGTCCTTCTTCCACGATCGTTTCCGGAAGCCGTACCGTCCGCCGGGGACGTCGTCTGCGAAGAGTCGGACGATCGAGCCGTCGATCATCTCGGCGAAGGCGTACGAGAGATCCCAGTTGGGGTAGCCGGGATCGGAGAGGAGCCGGACGCGGAGGAACCGAGCGAATCGAGGCTGAGCCCAGATCGGTCGTCCGTCGTCGAAGTACGGGACGGAGTCGATCGACGGTCGTCCCTCCTGCGGTCCTCGCTCCTCGAAGTTCTTCATCCCGTTGAGTCCGTTCGTTTCGGTGAATCCTTGCATGGTCGTTGCTCCTTGTTCGTAGTAGGGGAAGGGAGACCGGCGACGCTGCCGGTCTCCCCGATTCGGTCAGCCGATCGACTTCGAGGTGTCGAACATCGACGCCATGACCATCTGGCCGAGCGTTCGAGGATTCTCAAGATGGGCGCGTTGACGGCGACCCTCGTCCGCCGCGAGGTTCTCGCGTTGTAGTCCGGTCGTGATCGTGCGAGCCTCCGAGCATTCCGCGACGCGAATCGCGTAGCGGAGGAAGGCGATGTCGGCTTCGTTACCGAGCGAGATCGCGGCGGCGAGTCGACGGTCGAGCGTGACGAGCCGCTGACCGGCGGCGAACTCCTTCGCCTTCGCCTTCTGCTCGTCGGTGAGTTCGACGGTCGCCGGAGCGACGGTCGCTTCCTTCGACGCCGCCTCCTCGGCGGTCGCCTTGCCGGGATAGACCTTGACGACCTGAAGGTCTTGGTTCTCGACCGTCCACTTGTAGGATCGACCGTCGCGTTCGGCGTAGCGAGCCTGATCCCGGTAGAAGTCGTTCCGGTCGGCGAGCCACTTCTCGGCGAGTTCCTTCGATCGGTTGATGACTTCGAGTTGACCGGCGGCGTTCGCGACGCCGTAGACGTGTCCGTCGGCTTCGACGGCGGCGAGGACGGCGGCTCGCTTGCAGTTCTTCGAGGTGGTGAGTTCGCCGTTGCGGACGCCGTAGAAGGTCGAGGTCGAGGTGGTCATTTCGTTGCTCCTTGTTCGAGGTCGGGCGGGACGTCCCCGCCGCTGAGAGGACTATCGCCTATTTCCTCGCTCGTGTCTACTACTTCGCCTGATTTTCTCCGAATTTTTCCGAGAATCCCCGATCACGGGTACGGGAGCGAGGGATCGCCTCTCCCGCCTCGGAGGGATTCGGGGACGGACGACGCGTCCGGGACGCGGGAACGCGGGAGACGGGATCCTCCGGCCTCGTAGGGATCCTCGATCCGATCTCTCTCTCCTCGCTCCCTGAGCGGGATAGGAAGAGGAGGAGGGAAGGGAGGAGGAGGAGGAAGAGGAGGAGGAAGAGGTAGTCGCGACTACAGACCGAACTACAGACCGGTCAGGAGATGAGCGAGTCGGAGATCGTTGGAGAGGTCGACGACGGAAGAGCGAGACCGAGGTCGCTTCCGATTCGGAAGAACCGCTCGAACTCGCGAGCCATCGCGCCGTCGCTCGCGCCGATGTTGTTCGTCACGCTCGCCGTGAACTCGTCGCCGACCGCGTAGCGGTTCGCGCCGCCGAGGATCTGGTACGCGAGTCCGCCGTTCTCGACTCGCGGCATCTCCGCGATCACGAGGTCGTCGATGAAGACGTCCGATCCGCTCGCGAGGTTGCTGGAGAACCGGATATCGATCTCGCATCCCTTCGGGATCGACTGCGGCGAGAAGACCGTCGTGGTGAATATCTGGTACGACGTCGTGAAGTCGCCCGATGCGATCTGCATCGACATCGCTCGACCGCTGACGAGGTTGTTCAGGATCACGCCGCTCGAATCGCGAACCGAGATCGTGAGCGTGACGCCGGGAACGACGGAGGCGTACTTCGCCGCGACCGAGATCGAGTACGGTCGATCCGGGTTGATCTCTCCGAGCGAACCCGACGTCGATCGGAGCGGCTGCGTCAGGCGATGCGTCGTGAGTCCGTTCCCGGTCATCTTCAGAGCGTCCGATCCCGTGTACCCGGAACCCGCCGCGTAGAAGTTCGTTCCCGCCGTTCCGGTCTCGTACGTCCAGCCGGTCGCGGTATTCGAGGAGAAGTCCTCGAAGTCGGAGTTCGTGCAGACGTTCCGTCCCGGCGTTCGACCGCCGTCGACGCGAGGACTCGCGACCGTGATCGTTCCCTTCGTCCCGGTTCCCTTCGGCCACTCCTCGTCGAGAGACGGCACCGCTCGCTGGCCGATCACGCGGAAGATCTCCTCGCCTTCCGCGACCGCTCTCGACGTCGCGTCTCGAATGCACGACGCGCGAACCGTCTCAGTCTGGATCGAAGGGTAGTCGAGGAAGAGCGTCGAACTCGACGCGGCGAATCCCTGCATCGGCATCAGGTCGGAGACGAGGAGGACGCCGTCGCCCGCGTTCAAGGATCCCGCCGTTCCCTTCCCATCGGTCGGCAGGGTGACGTA